CGCCGCCGCGCCGATAAGGACCTTGCCCAGCTTGGACGAAGCCACCTTCTTCACGACGTTGGCGACGCCCTTGACGACCTTGCTGACCGCACGGCCAATACCTTTGACGACCTTCGACATTTCAGGTTCCTCTCACATACGTCATGTTGATCGACTTGCGACCGAAGCCCAGGCGCTTGAGAAAGCGCGTCAGCCGCAGGTCGACGTTGGGCTCAAGCTCGAGCACCGCCACCTTGATGCCCGATCGCGACTTCATCCACCTGGCGAACTCGCGCAGCAGGGCCGCGCCAGCGCCAGGCTGGCGTGTGTAGTACAGCAGCACCGAGCACTGCAGGCCTCGATACCAGAACGACTTCTGCGTCATCGCCGCCACCGAAGCCACCACGTTGCCCGCCTCGTCCTCGGCCACCCACATGAAGTGCGCCGGGTTCAAGCACTGCATGGCCATCTCGCGCATCGCCTCGCGGTCCACAGTGACGGGCAAGGGGTCGCGCATGACGGATTCCACCGCGATGTCCACGATCGCGGAGACGTCTCGGTAGGTGGCCTTGCGGCAGACGATCTTGGTCATCAGAATTTGTAGCCGTCTTTGCGCCAGATATCGATGATCTTGTCTGTGATTTCCGGGTCAAGATACTTGATCATGTCGGGGGTGAAGCCGTTGTCATTGAAGAACTTAAGCCTATCTAGGTACTCGTATTTCTGGTCCCAGTCTTTAGGCATAGTGAAACCGCCCGGCAAAGTTACCCCGTTCCAACTTTCTCCTTTCTTTGGACGCCCACTCCACGGCGCGGCAGTTGGAGCCGGTGTGGGTTGAGGCGTAGGCGCGGGCGTCGGAGCCGGTGTGGGTTGAGGCGTAGGCGCGGGCGTCGGAGTCGGCGTGGGTTGAGGCGTAGGCGCGGGCGTCGGAGTCGGGGTTGGAGCCGGTGTTGGCTTGGGAACAGGTGCTGCTGTCGGGGCAGGAGTGGGTGCTGCTGTCGGGGCGACCCTAGTAGGAAGCGGAGATGGGCTGACCCCGCGAACGATGGGCGTCATCTGCGTTCCGTAAAAAGTCTGCGCCCATGACAGCGAGCTATTGGCATGGGCAATGATGTTGTCAATAGCCTGGCCCGTTGCTATCGGATCGGTTCCGCTAGTGATGACAGCATTGATTGCTGCCGCGGTATTCGACGTCAAGTTGGCCGCAAACGAGCTTCCGACACCGGACTGAGAAAGCGTGTTCTGCAGCCGCGTCATCGCCTCCTGGTGTCCACGATCAAGCAACGCCTGAGCAGCCTGGAAGTCCTGCTGTGCTTTCTGCGAACTCGCCTGCTGCGCAGCCTGGAAGTCCTGCTGTGCTTTCTGCGAAATTGTTTGCTGCAAGCGGTCAAGGCCAGCTTGAGCAGACTGGAAGTTCTGCTGCGCCGTTTGCAGCTTCTCCTGAGCAGCAATACTTTTGTCGTTGAGCACAACCTGCTGAGCGCGGTCAAGTTCGGCCTGCGCAGACTGGAATGTCTGCTGTGCAGTCTGCATGGTTTGCTGAGACAGTCGATCAAGGCCAGCCTGCGCACCCTGAAATGTCTGCTGTGAAGTCTGCAGAACAGACTGCTGCAGTCGATCAAGGCCAGCCTGCGCACCCTGAAATGTCTGCTGCGCCGTTTGCAGTTTCTCTTGGGCGGCGATGCTTTTGTCGGCAAGCGCAACTTGCTGCGCGCGATCCAGTTCAGCTTGAGCCTTTTGGAAGGTTTCCTGCGCAGTCTGAAGCGCTTTCTGGGCAGCGATCTGATTGTCAGAAATCTTGCTCTGCTGAATCCGATCAAGCGCAGCCTCTGCGGAATCGTGCTTCTCTTGCGCGGCGCGGAGCTTCTCTTGAGCGGCAATGCTCTTGTCAGTGAGGGCAACTTGCTGAGCGCGGTCAAGTTCGGCTTGTGCAGACTGGAATGTCTGCTGTGCAGTCTGGAGCGAGAGTTGCTGACCACGATCCAGAGCCGACTCTCCAGCCTGGAATGCGCGATTGATGATGCCCTCGCCGGCCTGGAAATCTTGCCGAGCTTTTTCCAACGCGGCCGTGGCCGTGATGTTCTTGTCAGCCAGCATGATTTCCTGGGCGCGGTCCTTCTCAGCCTGCGTAGCCTGGAAGGTCTGAGATTCGCGAGCCAACGTGACGGATTGCTGTCGATCAAGTCCAGCTTGCTCGGACTGGAACGACTGGCGAGCAAGCTCAAGCGCCTTTGTAGCGTCGATCTGCTTGTCTGCCAGCATGAGCTGAGCGGCGCGGTCCTTCTCAGCTTGCGTGGCCTGAAAGGTCTGCGCCTCGCGAGCAAGGGTCACGGCCTGGGTGCGATCAAGTCCAGCTTGCTCGGACTGGAACGCCTGCCGCGCAATCTCAAGCGCCTGCTGGGCCGTGATGTTCTTGTCGGCCAGCATGATTTCGGCCGCGCGGTTCTTCTCGCTCTCAGTGGCCTGAAACGACTGCGCCGCCGTCTGCAGTTGAGACTGTTGCTGTCTGTCCAGGTTGTTCTGAGTGGACTGGAAAGCCTGCTGGCTTTCCTGCATGGTCTTCTGGTTGATTCGATCCAACTCGGCCTGCGCGCCCTGGAAATTCTGACGCGCCAGCTCAAGCGCTTGCTGGGCCTCGATCGACTTGTCGGCCAGAGAGTTTTGCAGCGCCCGGTCAAGCTCAGACTGCGCCGCATTGAAATTCTGAGTGGCCCGTGTCTGCTCCGCGGTGAAAGCCTGGCCAGCCACGCGCTCACTTGTCTGGAACTTGCGACCAGCCTCGTTCTCGCCGCGCTCGAACGTCTGCTCGCCAAGCTGCAGGCCGAACTTGTTCTCCTCGCCCACGTTGAACATGCCACCTTCGTTGACGTACTTCTGGTTGGTCAACGCCTGGTTGCTGTAGGTCTGCGCATCTTGCTGAGCAATTGGGGTGATGCGGTCAATCATGGCCGCCACTCCGGCACCCTGAGCCATGGAGCTGTTGACCAGGCCGCGCTGGTTCATGTTCTGCATGGCCAGCGTGCGAGCACGCTGCATCAGCGGGTTGTCCTTGGCCAGCAGGCTCTCAACCTGCCCGGCCGCAGTCTCGGTCTGGCGGTTGATCTCGCGCTGCTGGGCGGTGAACTGCGCAGCGCGGCCGGGCGCAGTCGGTGCGGGAGCAGGCGCCGCCGCAGACCCGCTGGAACTGGCGCTGCCCATGGCACCGCCGACAAGCCCATTGCCCGACCCTGCAGGCTGCTGGGTATCGAAGGGATTGTTGGTAAGCGTGGTTGCCATGAGAAGCCCTCAAACGAAAATGGCCCGCCGAGGCGAGCCAGTGAGGTCACTGCAGGCGCAGTAACCCGAAAGAGATTGTAGGGGGAAAGACGGCATTGTGATAGTCCTGGCTCACAGCAGCGCGGCCTCGGCTTTGCGACGCTTCACCAGTCCGGGCAGCACCCGCCCGCCGCCGCGCACCCAGAGCATGAGCTGCTCTTTGGCGTCTTCCCAGTCGCCGGCATCCACCCGCTTGCGCAGCGTGCTGGCCCGATACCTGGCCACACCCAGGTTGTAGGCGAAGTCCGTCATGGCGCCGAGGGCCCGCGGACGCACCAGGAGGCCCGGAGAGGCCTTCAAAACACCAGCCAGGTAGGTCACCCTCAACTCATGCACCAACCACTCCTCAGCGGTCTCCTTGGTGATCTCGGGGTGCTCCATCGTCACCTTGGTGCCGTCTGGCTTGAAAACGGTTCCATAGCCAATTGTGGGGTAGCCCGCCGGGCAGATGTACGGCTTCAGCCGTAGCCCTTCAAAAGGGCGGCACAGAGCAGCAGCGATGTCTATCGCCTCACTTGCTGGACCGCTCATACACCCGTCCGACAAACCAGAAGGAGATGATCATGTTGAAGACAGCAAGGTCATCTGCGCCCCACATCGTGACCAAGACCTCCTTCCAGTTGCCGTTCTGTTCTATGGCAATCAGGAAAGCAGCAATCTTCACAGAGGCGTACAGAGCCAGGAAGGCGTAAGTGACCATCGGGCGCACCAGCGCTGAGATTGCAGAGACAAACCACCCGGCATTCTTGGCGGTCTCGGACTGCTCCTTGAACGCCTGAGCCATCGTGTCCATCTCGGCCATCGTCATCTGCGCTTCGACCTGCCGCATGGCGATCTCACCCCGGATCTTGGCAAACTCCATCTCGGCTTCAACCATGCGAAGCTCATGCGCCCGTTCATTCTTCTTATCAAAGAGCTTAAACACCTCTGGCGCGAGGCGAAGCAAACCGCCAAACAGACCACCGATCAGCGATTCAAACATCACTTGGCTCCTTTTATACGTTCGCGCTCTTCAAGCAGCCGGACCTTGACCTGAAGCTCG